ATGTTCACCATCATTGAATTTAAATTAGATACGGTCCTTTAGCTCAGTTGGTTAGAGCAGCGCACTCATAATGCGAAGGTCACAGGTTCGAGCCCTGTATGGACCACTCCAAGCGGGAGTAGCTCAGTTGGTAGAGCATAACCTTGCCAAGGTTAGGGTCGCGGGTTCGAGTCCCGTCTCCCGCTCAAGGGTCTGAGGGAGTCCCTTAAAGGTATAAATAACCTGTCCCTCTCCATGCGAATATCGTATAATGGTCATTACTCCTTCCTTCCAAGTAGGAGATGTCGGTTCGATTCCGGCTATTCGCTCCATAAGTGATTCCGGGTTTAAGGTACAAGTACACCCTGGCGGATGACATTCAGAATAGGTCGTTAAACAATTCGAAACCTTTAAGTACCACGGATAGGAGGTCACTGCCTATCCAAATATTGTCCTGTGGTGTAATGGCAGCACATCTGGTTTTGGTCCAGAGAATTGAGGTTCGAGTCCTTGCGGGACAACTAATAATAACCAATATGAAAAAAACAGATGACTTCTATTAGGTAACACTAATAGATTATGTCAAAAAACAGAAACAGAGCGAAGCTCAAATTTACGGAATGTGGTAGGGATTACCACTTAATTTCTTTAAACGAATGGTACCCCCTTTATTGGGATGAAGGGTACAATTTTTATCCTTATTGGAAAAGAGGTTATAAAAATCCTAATAAAAGAATTCCATGGCAAAAAGTACGTGAGTACAAGACATGGAAATATAATAGAAAAACACAATGGAAGGTTACCCAAGTCGGTGAAGGGGATTTTTTAATTATTTAAGATATTTATATGAAAAGTAATTTATGAAATGTGAATATTGTAATATTAGAGAATCAAAATATATAACCAAGAATGGAAAACATTGTTGTGAAAAAAATTATCAATCATGTCCTTTAATAAAGGAAAAAAATTCAAAAAGAGCAACTGAATCATTAAAAAAACAATATGATTCAGGTAAAAGAATTAGCCATTTTAAAAAACTAAATGACGGTTCTTTTTGGAAGGGTAGAAAACATACGGATTTAACTAAAGAAAAGTTAAGTAAATCGTTAGTTGGTAGGACTATGAGTGAGGATTTTAAAACAAAACGAAGTGAAGAAATGAAATTTCGTTATTCAAATGGTTGGGAAAATTCGGCCGGTAGGACAAAAAAAATTAAATACACGAGTCCTATTGCTGGGGAAGTACTTTTAGATGGTAATTGGGAATTAAAAACCGCAATTTACTTTGATGAGAATAAAATAATTTGGAGAAGAAATAAAAAAAGATTTAATTACATAGATTTAAATGGAAAAAATAGAACTTATTGTCCCGATTTTTATTTAATAGATGGTAACTTATACATTGAAGTCAAAGGATATCAGACAGAATTAGATAAAACAAAATGGGAACAATTTAGTGAAAAATTAGAAATATGGGATAAATTTGTTTTAAAAGATAAAAAAATAATATAGGAAGGTTGGCAGAGTGGTAACGCAGCGGTTTGCTAAACCGTACATCCGTAAAAGGGTGCGAGGGTTCGAACCCCTCACCTTCCGCCAAATAATTATAGAGAAACGATATGAGATGAAAAACTTTAGAACACTGTACGGAAAACCTATAATCGACATTATCGGTTATATCAATGACTACTTAGTAGATAAGACTGATGTAGAAATATTAATTGGTTCGGATTCACAATCATTTAGTAATTCTAAAACAGTTTACGGAGTGGTTATTGCCCTTTATACAAAGGGTAAAGGTGCTCACGTGGTGTGTACTAAAGACACAACTTCATTTGAGAAAGATACTTCAAGTAGATTAATGACTGAGGTATGGAAAGCAGTTGAGGTTGCGGAACATCTAAGAAATAACGGATTACCAAAAGCATCATGGATTGACATCGATTTAAATCCTGACCCAAAATACAAATCAAACAAAGTTTTAAGACAAGCGGTTGGTTTAGTTGAAGGTATGGGTTATAAAGTTAGATGTAAACACGAAGGTGCGATGATTACATACACGGCAAACCATTTAGTTAGATTATAAAATTCAACCAATGAAACACAATACCAATATTGTAAACAAAAAAGCAAAGTTCGAATTTAGTTTTATTCGTACCGAGATTTCTGGAATTCAACTTTCAGGTAGTGAGGTTAAATCAATTCGATTAGGTAAAGTTTCATTGGTTGATTCTTTTTGTTTTTTCAATGAGAACGAACTGTTCGTTAAAAACATTAATGTTAATAATGACGGTTCCGCGTTCACTCATATTCCTGTTAGGGATAGAAAACTTTTATTGAAGAAAAGAGAACTAAATAAATTAAAAAATGATTTGATTGACGGATTAACAATCATTCCATATCGTTTATTTGTTAATGATAGAGGAATGATAAAAGTTGAGATTGCATTGGCAAAAGGTAAAAAACTCTACGATAAGAGAGAGACCATAAAAAAGAGAGACATTGAAAGGGAAATAAAAAAGTTTTTATAAACACTTGTTTTTTTAAAAAACAGAACTTATCTTTGTAACATAATATTTATAGTCATGAGAAAAAACTAGATTAACAGACTTGTAGTCGTAACCCGTAAAGACTTAAAACCCGGGTACCAAATTGCACAATCGGGACACGCAATTTCTCAGTTCATTCTCGAACACCCCGAATTGTCGAAACGATGGAACAACAGTTATCTGATTTCATTATCCATCGATTCAGAAGAAAAATTACAACAATTACTTTTTAAGTTAGAAGACTCAGGAATACCTGTATCTCATTTTATTGAACCCGACATCGGGAATCAATTAACATCTATTTGCTTTCTTGAAACCGAAGAAACAAGTAGACTAACATCATCATTACCTTTATCTCTGAAGGAATATAAATAAACAATCTAAATTTTAAAATTATGAAGTAGATTAAAAACAAATGTGAAATCGTTTTTCACTTTAACAAAAAACACTTGGAAAATCCGACGATTCCAATGTGGGTTGTGAAATGTCGGGGCGACACTTATTATGTTCATCATGTTGAGGTTTCACCGGGTGTGGGATTCTCAACAAAAGAAACTCCTAATAACCCTCATACCAAAGGGAGTATAAAGTTCAAAGCAAATTTGGAAATAGAGGAAAACAATAACATAATAACTGCTAAAATTTTTTAAAAATGAAAATTACAAAACACAACCCAACAATGATGATTAAATCATCTTTCTCGAACAAGATTCATAATCTTTTAGGTATCAAACACAAACTATATTCAAAAGAATGGTTTGAAGGTATGAAACAAAGAAGAGAATTGACTAATGAAGAAAAGTCTAAACTTTTTGATGAAATCATGAAGGTATATAATGAAACATCCGAAGAATTAATAAACTATCGTAAGGATAGAAGATTAAAAAAATGGGTCAACAAAAAACGTTTAGAAAGAGGATATGTCCCAAAGAAAAAAACAAAAAAAGAAGATTATGAAAAAAATCTTCAAAATAATTTGGAGATATCTTAATTGATTCTTACTTTTGAAATGTGATTGAGAAGTGACAGTGATGATTAGACCATGTGGGGCACACGTAAAATTGTATCAGTCGAAAATCGAGGTGTTAGACCACCATCAATCACAAACGGTCTCGTAGTGTAGCGGTAACATTACGGTCTCTAAAACCGATAGTCACGGGTTCGAATCCCGTCGGGACCACAAGTAGTCGACTGTGTAATGAGGGATGGTGCCCGAGTCCCCAAGACAGTAGTGACCGTAGTTATTATAGTCACTGTGTTGTAAGGTTTCCCGAATAAAATTTATTTTTTTTTCATAGTGCAGGTTCGAGTCCTGTGTCGACTACTTTTTTTTAAAAATATTTTCAAAATATTTTGGAATATTCAAATCTTTATTTACTTTTGTAATCTAAACATTTAAAAAAAGAAAAATGACAACAACAATTTCAACAGTGTTAAGTTATTCGTGGATGGTAATTCCTCTATTACTAATCATCGGATACAAATGGACTCTAAGAGTTTTGTTTGGTATGATTATCATACCTGAAGACAAAATCGGTTTGGTAACCAAAAAATTCGTTTTATTTGGACCAAACAAACAATTACCCGATGGTAAAATCATTGCATTAAATGGTGAACCGGGTTTTCAAGCGGACACGTTAGCACCGGGTCTTTATTGGGGATATTGGGTTTGGCAGTTTTCTATTGACCAAGCACAACTTACTGTAATTCCTAAAGGTAAAATTGGTTTGTTAACATCTAAAGATGGTGCTCAATTACCAATGGGTTCTATTTTAGCTCGTCACGTTGAATCAGATAATTTCCAAGACGCAAGGGCATTCTTAACAAACGGTGGTCAACGTGGTAAACAAGTTGGTTATTTAAACAACGGGGTTTACCGTATTAACACACATTTATTTGAAATATTTGCAGCAGACATTACAAATATCGAAGATGGTATGGTCGGTGTAGTTACTGCATTAGATGGTACACCATTAGACCAAAATAGTATTGCAGGTAAAGTCATTGATAAACACAATAATTTTCAAGACTTCGATAAATTTTTGGAAAATGGAGGACAACGTGGTCTTCAAATTCAAGTAGTTCAAGCGGGTAACTATTCATTAAACCCATGGGCGGTTGAAGTTGAAAAAGTTGAAATGACAAAAATTCCAATTGGACATGTTGGTGTAATTATATCATATGTTGGTGAGGAAGGTACTGACTTAACAGGTGACGGATTTAAACACGGTAACATCGTTAAGAAAGGTGAGAAAGGTGTTTGTATTAGTCCATTAGACCCGGGTAAATATGCAATCAACCCATACACACATAAAATTGAAGTCGTACCAACAACTAACCTTGTATTGAATTGGGCAAACGCTCGTACTGAGTCACACAATTTAGATAAGGGTTTAAGTACAATCACTGTACGTTCTAAAGATGGTTTCCCATTCAACTTAGACGTGTCTCAAATCATTCACATTCCAGCACCTGAGGCACCAAAAGTAATTGCACGTTTTGGTTCAATGCAAAACTTGGTTTCCCAAGTATTGGAACCAACTATCGGTAACTACTTCCGTAACTCAGCACAAAACTCTGATGTTATTACATTCTTGACTTCTCGTGAAGAACGTCAGAACAAGGCAAAAGAGTCAATCTCTAAAGTATTGGAAGAATATAACGTACATGCGGTTGATACCTTAATTGGTGACATCACACCTCCTGAATCGTTAATGAAAACACTTACCGACCGTAAGATTGCACAAGAGGAAGAAGTAACATTCGAGACTCAACGTAAAGCACAAGACCAACGTAAAACATTGGAATCCGCAAAGGCGTTGGCAGATATGCAAGGTAAGATGGTCGCAGCACAACAATCAGTAGAAATTTCACAACGTGAAGCGGAGGCTGCGGTTAAGAAATCTGAGGGTGAGGCGAAGGCGATGGAATTGAAAGCATCGGCACAATCCAAATCAAAAATGATGATGGCTGAAGCTGACGCAAAACAAATCGAATTAACGGGTAACGCTGAGGCGACCAAAATCGAGGCAAT